GCGGCATTGGCTGTGTTAATCAACAGAGTTGCTAACCAAATCGCAACAAGAACAAGAAGAGGCGCTGGAAACTACGCGGTAGTATCTCCAACTGCTTTAACAGTTCTTCAATCTGCAACAACTTCAGCATTTGCAAGATCAACTGAAGGTACATTTGAAGCACCTACTAACACTAAATTTGTTGGTACGTTAAACGCTTCAATGAGAGTATACGTAGACGCATACGCGGCTGACGGTACTTCAGTACTAGTTGGTTACAAAGGAGCAAGTGAGGCAGACGCACCAGCGTTCTATTGTCCTTACATTCCTTTAATGTCAAGTGGTGTTGTGTTAGATCCATCTACTTTCGAACCGGTAGTAGGCTTCTTAACAAGATACGGATATGTAGAGTTAACAAACACTGCATCTTCACTTGGTAACGCGGCTGACTACGTTGGATTAGTAGCGATCACATCAGGAAACTTAAAATTCAAGTAAGCCAAGGCTTATACAATTTCAAAGAAAGGCGGCTCAGGTCGCCTTTTTTTGTGGCGGTACTTTCGTGTTTTAAATAACATGATGCATTACACATTCCATCACATACCAAAAACAGGCGGTAGCACTTTGAGAATACGCCTGGATGACCGAGCAGATAGGAAACAAATTAGTAAACTTGACTATGCGGTCGGTCACAACACCACACACAGGACACCAGGTACACATTTTGTCTGGCTAAGACACCCGCTGTACAGAGATATCTCACAATACAACTATGACATGGGCAAAGGCGACATCGACGGAGACAGTTTTCAAGAGCACTGCGGTAAACTTAATGGAAATTTCATGATCTTATGGTTATACACCAACTATCTTTGCAAAGACAAAGAGGATGCCATCGATGTAAAGTACAATGCGGTGCGAATGTGCCTAAGGAACACATTCAAAAAAGTTTTTTGCTTGAAAAATTTTGAACAAAGTTGGAATGAAGTAGCCGACACACTTAACATAGATAGAGAGCCGAGGCAAAACACCAACAGAAGTCTGCAAGATTATAAAAAATACATTTCAAAAGAAGAATTAGACGAACAATTTATTAGTTGGCATGAAAATCATAACAAGTTGGATTATCAACTCTATAATGAATTCTGTGCCTAATTAACAACGTGTTCTAATTGTAATCCAGTATGATCTGATACCATTTGTTGGTTGTAGTCTTGTTCCGATTGGTCTTTGCCTGTCCAGGTGCCTTTGGCTCTACTGCAATTATTACAAATTAAATTCTTTTTTGCTTCTGTGAACGTCCTACTGTAAATTAATTCTATCTCTTTACGCAAATTCGCCCACACTTTTTCTATACCTTCTTCAAAAACATTTCCATAGTTGGTTATTTTTGTGGCATCTTCACAGCAAAGCACAGCAGTGCCGTCAACTAAAATTTCCATCTTACGAAATATTTTTCCAAAGACCATCGAACAGCCTTGTACGAAGTGTTTTTCGCTGATTTTCATGTCACCACCTGTCATCCATACTCCATCACCTGCACCCATTCTGTTTGTCATCCAATGGTTCTTTGCTTTTACTCTGCCTAGTGTTATAGCACTTAACTTTTTGACTATGGCCTTTCTTCTGACGTCATCTACTTCTTGTTCCTTGTGTTTCACTCCTATTTCCATAAGTTTGCTAATCTCAGGAAAGTTGTCTCTTACTTTGATCAATCTTGCCTGTGTCACATTCCAATTTACTCCCATGAATTCTTTTATTTCGTCTGCTGTGTATCCTATCACGGAAATAGTGATCTTGTCGATACATGCCAAATATTTCTGTAGTATTTTACAGTTCCTTTCGGTGAAAGAAACTCCGTTGGTTGTGATGTTGACCTTCAACTGATGTTTATGTGCCTGTTCAAAAATATATTCTAGATCCGGACACACCAGAGGATCAGAATACCTCCATGGAGTAAGTTCCGCAGTCCATGGCTTAACATTGTGCTTTTGTAACAGTTGCACATAATCCTCTATCAGTGATCCTAGTTGTTCCCTTGACATCTTTTTACCCCTATACTCCTTGTCCTTGCTTAACCAAGTGTAGGGACACATGAAGCAAGTTGCATTACACAACTGTATGGGTTCAAATGAAAGTTCCGGTGGAACAAGAAAGTGTTTAGTCATTATGGATAAAAAGGATCCTTGGTACCTTGTTTTTGCTTTATAAAAAAATTAAGGGTTACTCTATTTGAGTTTTCTGTGCTTTCGTAACTGTGCCATGTTTCGTTGTGTACTCCACAAAATATCATTGAGCTATTTGGCGCCCATGGTGCTTCCTTGACTAGGCTTGCCGCACTGTTTTCGGTGTACATCATGGTACCACAGTTTACGTCTGGCGTCACATATGTTACGCTTGACCAGATCTTAGATGCTGTTTCGTCGTGTATCTCATGCTTATATGGTTTTGGTGGTTGCACTCCTATGTATGCAGTGATACATAGATCATCATACCATCTGTGATTGGCAAAATGATCCGCAAGTTGTTTGCGTTTTTCATAAATGTTTTTTGATATATCTAGGATTTGGTCATACCAATCTATGCCAAATTCTTTAAAGCGTTTAGGTACTATTTGATTTTCGGTTTGACCCTTGTATGTTGGCATGTCTGACATCTTAATATCCAATAATTTCTTGCAAGTTGCATTCAGTTTCTCAAATTCGGCCGCATCTATGTGATTTTCGGTCACTGTGTGAGCCCACGGATCGGTCAAGATCTCAGAATCTAGACATTTTTGTACAAAATTATTACCTAGCATATCAATATTTATTGCAATAAATATTATTATGAACCACCGTGATAGAATGCTTAAATGGATAGATGATCTTGGACTGATAGTGATACACACAGAAATCAAACCTTACA